ATCTAAAATTGCAACGGATATTGAAACTTACCTAATGTGGGGTAAAGGTGGTAGAATTAAGCAGGATGGACCAGATGATATTAGACTATCTGTAGGTTTATGGGCTCAGTTAGATAACTCGTTTAAAAGAGTATATAACAAGTCTTCATTTACACTTGACATGTTTAAGTCTGAACTTTACAACTTCTACCAAGGTAAAGTTGAGTTTAAAGGTCCAGATCCTCAACGATCACTTGTTGTACAAACAGGTATTGCAGGAATGCAATTGATCAATAAAGCTATTGCTGATGAAGTATATGGTTCAGGTCTAGTACAAAATGCAACTGATATTGGAGCTGTCAAAGGTTCTGGTATGGATTTAGATTACGGTTTTGCTTACACAAGCTTTACTATTCCATTCTTAGCTAATGTTAAGTTTGTATTGAATCCTGCATTTGACAACTTGAATACTAATGACATTGAGAACCCATTAATTGATGGTCGTCCTCTAAGTTCATTTAGCTTTATTATCTTTGATGTAACTGACGAAGGAAATGACAACATTCACTTGTTGAAACTTTCTTGGGACAATCAACTCAAGTGGTTCTACCAGAACGGTACTATGGATTACATGGGAAGAAGTCAAGGATTTGCTTCTACAGGAAACTTTAATGGTTATAGAGTTATGATGACTCAGACTATGCCAGCTATTTGGGTAAAAGATCCAACTAAAGTTCTTAAAATTGTAATGAGAAACCCAATTACAGGTGGTTCATTCTAAGAATATTTAATGTTAAAGGGGGAGGTTAATCCCTCCCCTTTTTTTTAATCTTTTAAAAATTATAATAATGGCACAATTAAAGAAAGTAAAACAAAAGTTTCAAGATCCAGCATATACTGGAAAAGAAAATACTACTGGTCTAGCTAGGTTACTCCATGTAAATGAAGTAATTGACTGGGTTAGAGGAGCATCTCTGTTAGAATATAATACTAATGCAGCTGCAAAAACTGCCGGGTTGGTAAGAGGAGACTTATATCACACTGCGGGAGTACTAAAAATTGTTATTGATGTATGATCAAAAACTTTAGTAAGGGTAAAACCTTACTTTAGAAATTATTAATAAATAAACTGTACATATTTTATGTACCTTTGATTATAAAACAGTTATTAATTTTAAAACCAAAAAATAATGAACGATTACACAATTGTAGAAAAATATCAGCATGGTAAAAATTCAACCATCGCAGTGCGTCCCTTCTTTACTTCAGATAAAGAGAATATGGGATTAGAGCAATATGGGTTATCACTCCATGATGGAGTATACCATGAGGAAAACTTAGCTTGTCTGGAAATGAATGGTGTAAAACGCTATGTCACAGGACTCAATGAATTTGCTCCAGAAGTAAAGATGCTTTCTAAAGAAAAAAAGAAAGCTAAGATTATTGAAATTAGAAATACTGTAGCACAATTAGAAGCTGAATTAGCAGCTAATGTAGTTGACCCAGAAGATAAAGATTTTTGGAATAAGTTAACAATCATGAAACCTGATAATTCAAAATTTTGGGATAAAATTTCACTAAGATGTGGTAACGATCCAGTATTTTTAGACCCAGATAGAGATCCTTATGATCTAATTAAATTATTTGCAATAAATGCTGGTGGATTTTCTATAGTTGCTAAATCTTTACGTTTAGCTAAAGAAGCAAATAACCCACCAAAGTTTTATTTAGATACATCTGAAGAAAGTTTAGGTACAAGAACTGAATTAAGTAAATTAAAAAATAGAGCATTAGTTGAATTACAAAAACTATATGATACTAATACAACTAAACTTATGTATGTTGCTAAAATATGTGACACAGATAGTGTGCAATATATCAAGTCAACGCCTAATGATATACTATATGAAAATATGGATAATTATATTAATGGGTTAGGTACAGAATCTTCAAAGAAAAGAGCTGCTGGTCAGTTTCTAGAAGTTTCTCAACTTACTATGGAAGAATTAAAAATAAGAGCATTAGTAAAAGATGCATTATACTATAGATTTATAACTACTAAAGCTGGAGGATGGATTGAACCAATTGATAGCGGAATTAGACTTGGAAAAACTCCTTCAGAATGTTTTGATTTTTTAAAAAATCCTGAAAACGAGGAGGCGCTAATGGCTATTTTAGATAAAGTAGAACCATATTGGGCATCTTAAAAATATAGATAATGAATAACAATACTCTTCTAATTAAGCTAAAGCAAAGATTAAACAAACTTGATAGCCAAGACTATGATAATATAGAGTGTTGGCAATTTATTGAAGCGTTTAATAAAGCTCAAATAGAATGGTGTAGGAGAAATCTACATGGGGGGAACATGTATAAAGAAGGAGATGAATTATCAAAAAGAAGAATTGACGATTTACAACCTCTTTTGCGTGAGATATCTTTAACTGGAACATCAACAGATACATATTTTGAATCTGATAATTTTCCTATTACCAATTACTTAGAGTATAAAAGAGTAAGTACTGATGCAAAAACAGAATGTTGTCCAGCTAGAGATATGACAGTTTATTTAGCTGAAGAAGCAAATGTACCACTCCTTCTTAGAGATCCGTTAAAATATCCTGATTTTGAATGGGGAGAAACATTTTGTACTATGTTAAATAATACAATTAGAATATATAGAAACACTGATTTTACTATCGTTAATCCCGTATTAACGTACTATAGACAACCAGTGTATATTGAAATTTTAAATTGTGTAGATCCATATACAGGTGATATATCTTTAACAAATATTGATTGTGAATTTAAAGACGATGTAGCAGAATTAATGTTAGATGATGCAGCATCAATTATTGCAGGAGATATAGAAAATTCATATCAACAACAAAGAGGTCAAGCAGCAGCAGAACGAAACAATTAAATTTGGTATTCTAATATTGTATTAGTATATTATTATAGTAACACATACGTTACAAACAGAGTAAACTGTTTAAATCATCTATATAACTAGTGAGGGTAATGGTCCTTGCACAATATTTAAAAAAATATGGCTTATTTTAATAATGCGTTTTATAAAACGTTTGTAGTAAATGAAGGTATAGTTACCGCAGGTACTAGTACAGCAACTATACCCAAAGGACAACTAGCTTTAGTAACGGATGCAGAATGGAAAACAGTTGCTCCTGCTACAGTTTTACCTGCAAATACTTTAGCTTATTTAGTACAGGGTAGTTTATATGCTTCTGATACTATTGGAAACAACCCCGGACATGGTGGATATAAAGAATCTGTAAAATCTAAAGGTATTAACCCAAGATACATTTCAAGAGTATGGGAACAAGATGCTACAGTAGCATCACAAGCAACTGCAAAAATTTGTGTTGCTTCAGATTGTGCTCCTTGTGGACAAAATCTATTTTTAAGAATGGATGTTAAAGGTTCTCCTGCTTTACGTTTCCTAAATCACAATGCTTATGCTATTGGTGATAGTTCAGGTGATGCTGCATGTAATGGAGCTTCTCTTCCAGGACTTTGTTGCGTAGGAACTCAAACACATCTCGATCCTGCATTGGCTTTGGCTGCTTCAGTACAGATGCTTTTATGTGATCCACTAATGAAGCCTTTTGCTGCTGAAGGATCATCAGCAGTTACTGGAGTTGGAATGGTATCAGGTGCTGCTACTACAGGAACATTAGTTAATGGAACTTATACAGGTGTTGCTTCAACTGTTGCTCCTGCTGGAGGAACTGGCGCAACATTTACAATTGTAGTAGCGGGTGGCTCTATTACCAGCGTAACAACTGTTGCTGTTGGTGCAGGATACGATGTTGCAGATGTAATTACTGTAGATGGTGCTCTTGTTGGCGGTGTAACTACAACTGATGATATTACTTTTGATGTTGACAATATTGTTGGAAATGGTTTAGGTATGGAAGTTACTAGTACTACCGGTGCTACAGTAGTAGTAGCGTACTATTCATTTGCACAAATTCTTGACGGAACATCATATACACCTTCAGTTGATCCTACAGGATCTACTACTATTTCAGCGTGTGCAACACTTGTTGGTGCTTACGTAGATACTAAGTTTGGTAATTGTTCATTCGATACTAGAGATCACTACAATGCAGAACCTGTTCAACTTATCTTAAGTGTACTAGATGAAACGGGAGATCCATGTAATGATTGTGGTGTTGCTACAATGACTCCAGGGTCAATGCAACAAACTCAAGGTGAAGAAGTAATTAGAGCTTTAATCTTATCTGAAAGATACCGTCAGTCTCCTTATAATCAAGGAAATGCAGACAGTGCTAGAATTAGAGAGATTGAAATGTCTGATGATTTGCTTGGATTTGTAGATAGAAGTGCAACGTATAAAGCTTACTATGTACAGCACGTTGTTCCAAGATTCAATAACCCAAGTGGTGTCTATGATAACGATCAATATGTTTGTCAAATCTTTGTTAAAGATACTGATACAGCTGGAAAAACAAAAGTGGAAACTATCTTAGATGGTTTGATTACCATGGCTAATGCAGCCGGACAGAATATTGCAATGGAAACATACACTCTATAACAAGAGTAAATAGCAATAATAAAAGCAAAAGCTTTTAAATAAATGAGAGCAGGACGTAAAACTCCTGCTCTTTTTATTTTATAATATCTATTTTATTTGTATATTATATATATATAGTAATAAAGTAATAAATCATGGCTGATAAAAATATATTAAGTTTAGATATTCCTACAGTATCAAACTGTGAATTATTATGTATTAAAGATACTAGCCAGTATGCACCAGAACTTAATATAGATTGTGAAGAATTATTAATTACTCCACCTGGATATTCAGTTCCTGTTTTAATCAAAGTAAATAAAACATTTGATTTTTGTTTAAATGCATGTTCACTTTCTTTGCAAACTGTAGGGTGCGGATCAAAACAAAATTCACTTACAGACGGTATATATATTATTAGATACAGCGTATCTCCTAATGATAAAGTTTTTGTTGAGTATAATCATTTAAGAATTACTAATATTCTTACAGATTATTTCCAAGTTTTATGCAATCTAGATGTTAATGCCTGTCAACCCGATTCACGTAAACAAGAGTTGTTGTCTGAAATGAGTTTTATTAGAACCATGATTGATGCAGCTGTTGCTAATGTTGAATACTGTCAATCATCAGCACAAGGAATGCAACTTTATAATTATGCAAAGCAAAGATTAAGTAAAATTAATTGTCCATCCGGTAATTGCGGAGGAACAAACCCATATATAATTTAAAACCAAATAAAATGAGTTGTATACAATGTAATAAACCTTTTACATGCGGGTGCCAAAAGCACCCTGTAGGAGATGGTAAAAATATTCATAAAACTTGCGCTACAGAATATAATAAATTGCATAGTTCTGGCAAAGCAAATAATTTGAATTTAGAATTAGCAGAACAGCAAATAAAGAATTTAAGAAATAAATAGGATGGCGGTAGAGCAACAATCTAATGAAACATATATTGCAAAGTTAGCATTCAATAAAAAAATTAGTATTGAACAAAACTTTGCACAACAGTCGTATATGGTATTTAGAGATATAAAATTTGGGATTACACCAGCTTGCGAAGGAAACTTTGAATCTGCGGCAATAACTCATTCTATATCAGATTGGAAATATAGTAAAAGTTTTAAAAGAGTTTGGAATACAAATGTAGATAATACATATGTAGCACCCACATCTGAATTAAACGGTATTCCGGCAACATGCCCTCCTACTCCAACTAATGTTTGTACAATAATAGATTTAGAAAACTTAATGAATAAAGGATGTACATATACGCAGTGTTTTACTTTACCAATATTAGTGTGGACTATCACGCATAATCTTGAACTATTCCCATCTGTAACTGTAGCAGACACAAATAATACAGTTGTAGAAGCGCAAACTATTTATATCAATAATAATGTAATACAAATTACATTTAGCACTCCTTTTGCCGGATGTGCATATCTCAATTAATAATATAATAATTTAAAAAAAATATCATGATTAATTTTTATGACGATTTAGGGTTAAATAAAAATCAAATAACACAAGTAAGTTTAGAAGTATTAAGTGTAGATCCAACTGCAGCAGCTAATAAATACCAAGGACGTATTATTTTTACGCAAGATGCAGTATCACCGGCTACAGACGGTACATTATCTTTTTATAATGGTACAGCTTGGGTAAATATAGATGGTTCAGGTGGTGTAACAAGTGTACTTGCCACATCTGTAGGTGTATCTTCGGGAGACCCGCTTGTAGTTGCACCAGTAGCTGGTACGGGCACAGTTACACTTCAGCCTATGGCGTATGACGGTGATACTAAAGTAGGATTTGTTCCTGTAGGTAGTGGGGGAACGGCTACACTATACCTTAATGGAGCGGGTAACTGGACAACACCTACAGGAACAGGTGGAGGTACTATGAGTACTTTTGATATGCAGGCCGATTCTGGAACAAATCTTACTATTGATAATACTTATGTAATTGATATTGCTGGTGGTACAGTAATAGATACTGCTATCAGTGGTTCTAACCCGGCTAT